CTCATTCAGGATAATATCTTTCCAATTTTCACCGAAGGTTTCCTCAACCTCTCGTCCCCATTTTCCGTTAAAAGGGCGAGAGGTCGCAGTGTATGACGTCAAGTGCTTCCCCTCAAGCAAGAAGGTAATAGCGCTTCTGTAGCTTTGAGCTACACCCCCGAGGTATCTATCCTCGGAGCTACCAAGCTCTCGCTCAATAACAATTACTTTCATTTTTTCTCTCCCTGTCATCCTACCTATATTATACCGTATTTTTGGTAATTTGTCAACACTTTTCCCAAAAATTTTTGAAAAACATGAAAAACGCCCTGAAGACTCCCACCGGCGCGTGGGCCGTCAATAAAAGGAATGAGAGTCCCTGACGGCTCAAGGCTCAGCCGGGCCATCAGATCCTGGTGTGGCCACAAGGCCCGTGGGCTAGGCAAGGCATTTCAACCTCCCCATTCTCGAGAAGCCCAGTTAGGCGTTTGGGCCTGATTCTGTTCTTGGCTCAGGCGGGCCTCACCACTATCTGCGCGGCGAACCTGTGGAGGTGGCCATCAGGCCCCGTAGGCTTCTGATGGGCGATCCAGTGCCGTGCGTAGATCAACGTTGCGCTTTTCTTTCGGCGGTTACCAGCCACCTAGTTAGGAATTGGTTAAGCGCTAACCGTTTCAGACCCTCTTGAAGCCACTCCCCCTAACCGAGGAACTTCAGTCATCGGCTCAACAGCATAGGTAAGACACTGTTGCCAGATGCCCACATCTGGAGATTTGTCTATAGCTTCCCACGTTCGGCGCCCTGATCCTCAGGCTGCTATCCGTGCTTTCGTGGGCGCGACCCACTTCCCCGTCATTCGTCTTACCCGGCCCATTGCCGGACTCATATCCCTTAAAGTGCTATAGACGGAGCTAACTTACTTGTCTTGGCTTAGCCAACCTCACTTCTTTACTTGTGAATCGCCAGTCGCTAGCGATCTTGGCGCCTTGTGAGAGAATTGAACTCCCGTCGCGCGGTTAACGGCCGCGAGCCTTACCACTAGGCTAACAAGGCAAAGGAATTGCCAAGGGTCCTTCAGCTCTGTCAGGCAGACCCCGCGGAGGTGATTATGTAACCCGTGCATGAGCTCACGGAGACAGTTTCGCATCTGGCAATTCATTCTGGAGCTGGTGAAGGGAATCGAACCCCCAACCTGCGCATTACAGGTGCGCTGCACTACCGTTGTGCTACACCAGCATAAGTGTGCCGGATTTTTGTTCGGCTCCGGCGGGCCTTATTCAAGTTTCGTGCGGTAACAAAAAACCTGACTTTCGCAATCATTATCTGGACCTGCGACTGGATTCGAACCAGCATCGAGCGCGTTTAGGGTGAGTTACCGCTCCTGTCCACCAGGCTCTTCCATTGAGCTACGCAGGCGTATTCATGAGGGATTGCTACTCTTGGCTCCCTCGGGCCTCATACCTGCTCTACTCTTATATACCGCTTGCGTAGTCAGCGGTAGAACGTTTTTGCTCTTGGTCTTCTGTGCCTCACATACATTTTTTTATTCACCGCCTTGTATGTGGCGGCTGTGGGACAGGTTTTTGTGCAAGTCTCTGGCCCGACTTGTTAGGGCTGTTCATCTAAGTCCATTACCACAGCTTCTTTGATCCACTCCGGAGATATTCAACCTCGCTTGAAGGAGCTGGCTTCGTGGCACCCTGATAATGGTGTTTATCAAGAACCTCTACCGTAAACACGGTTCTACAAGGTGGTTTTCACTTGATTTGGCGCACACCATTAAAGCGTTGAATGTTTGCCGCTGCCTGCGGGCCACACGTTTACACCGTGCTTACCTTGACAATGGGGCTTGCGCAGGACTTACATTCGGCTCTTAATGTTCCTCTCTTTGGGGCTTGCGCCCGAGGTTAAGGGAGACCTGTTTAGCGTCCCAAAAAGAAATCCGTTATTCCTGCCTTTCGTAAGCGTAATGCGCACTCCCTTACGCAGCGAGGTTTCTGCGGCGCCCACTTGCAATAGAGCGTTTCTCCACCATTCGCTTCTTTTTGGTTTTTATTGCCCTTTGTGAGATTCGAACTCACTCCCACGACAAATCGGTGTGTCAGCGACTGCGACTTGGAGGTTACCTTGAGGGGCATATTGAACGCCTGATTTCTGTTCTTGGCTCAGGCGGGCCTCAAATCTTATTATCGGGGGTGGTAGGCTTACGGAGTCTTTTCGCGTAGCAACGATTATCTCCCTACCCGCCTGGGGTGGACTGCTGATATGTGCCCTATCCACCGATTAGCACGGGGCCGACTGCTACTATGGCCTGGTTGAAGTGACAGGTCTCGAACCTGCGGCCTCTAGATCCCAAATCTAGCGCTCTACCAACTGAGCTACACCTCATTGTGTGCAGTTTCATCTTGGCGAAATGATCTGATGTAGAGAAACTGCAAGAGATTATCCCAGCCCTCACACTATCGTAGTTAAGATGGCCAAATATTACACGGATGCCTTAGGTTAACGCGCTCGCATCTCTGGCGGCTGGTGCAGGTGACAGGACTTGAACCTGCACGCCTGGGGCACAAGATTCTAATTCTTGCGCGTCTGCCGTTCCGCCACACCTGCTTATTCTTTATTTCTGGCCCTCTCTGTGGCCGCATCGATCGTGGCCCTGTGAATAGAAGGAATGTTCTTGAGGGCCCCGCTCTCCACAATCCACTTGAGATTCACGGGCTTGTAGTCGATGGCCTCGGCACACAGGTTAAAGGACGTGGGCGTGGGCCTGAAAGGCGCCCCGTGTGTGTGCCCGTGGATGTTGAGGGCATAGAGTTCCGGATTGGGCTCGTGGCTCAGAAGAATCTTGGGAGAAATCCACAGGGGACCTGGGTAGACCTCGTCAAAAAGGCCATTATCATAGCAGTAATATTTACCCCACAGGGGGCTGTACATTTCTTTGTACCTGGAGACATCTCGGTCTTCAGCCTCCGCCTCCGCCTGTGTGACAATGTGCTCTACTCTTTTATACTGTGTGTATCCCTGGTCATGATTACCCGTGATTAAGACTTTATAGCCGTGGAGCTTGGGGATATAGTGGAAGTCTCCGATATCACCCAGAATAATCAGAGTGTCGTTCTTTCCGACCCGGCTGTTGATCGACTTGACCTGTGCGTCGTCGCCGACGTAGCCCGGACGGAGAATGTTACTCTCCGGGTCATTGAAGTGGGGGTCTGAATAGAGCCAGATGCCGCCACCGTTGTACCAGTCCATAAATTTGTCGTATAGTTCGTACATTGTATCTCCTTTTGGTGCCGATGGAGGGACTTGAACCCTCAATCCCTTCCAGGCGGCAGATTTTAAGTCTGCTGCGTATTCCGATTCCGCCACACCGGCATTTCTCGGGGGGAGTCTTACGCTCCCCTCTACTATTATTATATCAGATTTTCAGTGATTTGTCAAGTAAAATGGGGAAAATTTGTTATTTTTCTTACGTCCTCTATCAAGTTACGTCAGGTAAAAATTCGTGATCACGATTGGCCCGACTGTTAGTCGGGCACTACAATCCCCAGCCGCTGCACGCGCATATAAACCGATGCCCGTGATCGTCCGGGCAAACGTGCAATCACGTCGCCGACCTCGACCGGATAATATTTTTTAAGAATTTCATCTTCTTCCGCAGTCCAACGACGCTTCTGACAACAGGGGCCTAACTGGCCTTGGTGTTGTAGAATTTGTATACGAGTGCGAATAGCCGCGGGTGTTCGGTGCGGCAATCTCGTTGCCACCCCATGACAACCCTCCAAAGGATAGTAGGTTACAATGATATCAAGTTCTTCTGATGTCCACCGGCTTTCGTCATTTCCGACGAAATGAATTTTCAATTGACAGGCCTTGTGCACAATACTCGGTATTGGACGGTCAATATATTGCCGTATACCGCTAGGACCTAAAGTGGGATAATAACGTCTCAAGACCTCTAGCTCTGAGTCCGTCCAAATGTAATCTTGTAATAAATTGCCGCCCAACTTGTGCCACTGCGAACAGCAAGACGCCTGCGAATGCCCCGGTAGGCGTTTATAAACCTTAACCCCGTCAATGGGATAATATTGACGCAGAATTTCTAGTTCCTCCGGTGTCCACAATGATCGTGTGCGGACAATCAGCCCCATTCGATTTGCCATACTCCTGATAGAGGCAATGCTGTGCTCTGGTGCTTCTTCGCCCCTATTAGTCCACTCATCTTTTATACGTTGCTTGCATCTTTTGGGGCCTTCGTCAATATAATACTTTTGTATGATGTCACGTTCCCAGTCGGTATAACCAATAACATGCCCCGTATTACTGCCTCTACCAGCCCCACCCGGGGTAGCATTATATCCGTATTGATAGGACTGGTATTGGTCAATCCAGTAAATTTCGCGGTCATCTAATTGGTCCCGGGGACACTCCTCAATACATTCTACCGTAAAGGCCTCAGGGCCGTACTTACGGATCGCACGATAGAGGGGGCGATCACTTATGTCCTCGCGAGCGGCATCGGTAAGGTGCTGTCGCCAACGATTTTCAACGGTATAATTGGTTTGTCCAATATATACTTTTCCGTTGATTTGATTGGTGACCTTATAGATGTAACCCATGATTGCATTTCACTTATTTAATCTGATCGGTGCTGGACACGATCTCGTCCACGACGTGATATTTTACCTGATCTTCGGCATACAGGAACCATTCCTTGTTCTTGTTCTTGTCCATCGTCTTCTTATCAATGTTCGTGCGTTCCATGATGTAATCACGCATCAGTTTGACGAAGTGCTGATAGTCTTTCATCTGTGCCTCGGTCTGCTCGTACGTACCGCCGGTGCTACCGGAGCCCGAATGCGTCAGCGCGGTCGAACGCGGCAGGCAATAGCGTTTATGGCCAGCGAGAAGAATCAGCAGCGCGGCACTCATGGCCGCCCCCATGTTCACGGTATAAACGGGGGTTTTGCTGGTCTCAATAGTGTCAATAAGCGACAGACAGGACAGGGCATCGCCGCCATAGCTGAAAATTAGAAGCTTGATAGGAACTCTTTCCTCGACCGGAATATCCGCGTCTTCGCGGTTATACTCCAGAATAGCGCGGACTATGGACAGGGCGCTCTGCTCGGTGACTTCGTCATCCAGCCACAGGGTGCGTGCTTTGCGATTGCGATAATACGACAGCAATCTGGGGTCGGGCAGCTGCATGGTGGGACACTCATCGTCCTGGAGCAGCGACGCGGGTAATACAAAAGTTTCTTCGTTTTTTCTCATATGCTTTTTTCTCCTATGGTCAGCTCACTGCTGCTGCAGCGAATGCCAGAAATTTGTCTCGGCGACGAATACTCTGTCGCGTTCTTTTTGATTAATGTTGAACCAGGCAATGCGAGCCAGCTCGCGCTTCTCTGAAGAGCCGCGAAAGATAAACTTGATCCCGAATGTGCGTTTACCCTCGTGCTCGTTCTCGACTTTTACCACGTCAATGACACGGTCAAAGTTTATCTGATTGCCTTTAATAATATGTGTTGTTTCGTTGGGCTCCGGTATATTACGGGACTGCTGGGACTGTTGGGACTGCGCGGTAGCAACGGCAATCTTTTCGGGCGCCGCGGGCCGCGCAACTGTTGCGGGCGCAACGAATTCCTCGGGCGCCTCTTCTGCTTCTGCGGCCGCTTGAATGGCCGCCAATCTCCGCGGATCGACCCAATCGTCCACGACTGCACGCCGCTGATGCCGAGCGCTGTCACGCTCCTTGCGACGCTGGCTTCTCTGCCAGTTATCCTCGTATTCCTCGTGACGAAAAATCTTATTACTCATTTACGCGCATGGCCTCCGGGCTAAACTCTTCTTCCGCGTCGGTTTTATCCCGCTGCATCTCCTCGAGACACTCTTGGTACTCCTCTTCCGACGCGAAGCGCTGATAGGTATTATCGGGCATTTTCCGTTCGAAACAAACGACCTCGTCTTCGTCCACGTACTGGAAGCTGCCGCCATAGGCGCCATCCCAGGGCACCTGTACCCACTCGACTGAAAAGGCCCCGCAATCTTCAGGGCGTATGCGAATGTCGTTATACAATGCGACGTCCGGGTCCTGCTTGCAGTATGCCTGGGCGCACAACGTCTCGATAAATTTAGCCATTTCCCCCGACTCAAACATGGGGCCGGAGAAGTACATACGATTAATTTTGTTCATTTTTTGCTCTTTATTCTACCTTTCAGAAGCATGCGGGCGCGGCGCATCGCATCGCACCCCTCATCTATATTATATCAGATTTTTGGCGTTTTGTCAACTGATATTGAAAAAATTTTTCACTTTTTTTGGGCCTGCTCTATATACCGGCACTGGGGATATCCGCTGCAGCCCCAAAATGGGCCGAACTTGCTGCGACGCAGCACGAGGGGGCTGCCGCAACGGGGACACGAGCGTCCGATTGTGCTCCATCGCTTCAGGCTATCCTCGAGCCCGTGGTAAAAAGTGGTCAAAAAATCAAGTGATTGAATTGATCCGGCGGCAATTTTGTCTAGGTTTTCTTCAAGCTGCTTGGTGTAATCCAAATTGATTAGATCGGCGAAATGCTTATCTAGAAAAGCCACCAGCGCCATACCCTTATCCGTGGGGACAATTGCTTTATCCTTAAGTTCACAATATCCGCGGTTGGCGGCCAAAATGGTTTTCAGGATCGTCGCAAACGTCGAAGGGCGTCCGATGCCCCTGCGGTCCAATTCTTTGATAAACGAGGCCTCCGTAAATCTCGGCGGCGGGCGCGTTTCTTTCTCTTCTACCGCCAGACGCGGGTCAAGAATCTGCTCGCCCTTGACGAAGGTTTCACGAATTAAATCGTCCGCGCCGACCTCGTCTTCTGCGCTCACGTGCACTCGGCGATATCCGTCAAAAACAACCTCGCGAGAATGCATCGCGAATATATGCACACCGTTGCGAATATCATACTGTGTATCGCTAATCAATGCTGCGGCCATCGAGCTCATCACGGTGCGCTCCCAAATCAGTCGATAAACCCGCAAAAGGTTGCTGTCCATAACATGTTGCCCCAGCTTTTCAGGGGTCATATCTAAATTGACCACGCGCAGACATTCGTGGGCGTCCTGAGTTAAATCACCCTTTTTCGTATCGGAACGAACCGGCGCATAGTATTCGGGGCCGTAGGTTATCTTAACATAGTCACCGAGCTGCGCGGCGAATTCCGGAGACATGGTGGCGTCATCGGTGCGAATATACGTGATTAGCGCGACGTGGTCGCCCCGCACGCTGATGCCCTCGAACAGGCGCTGCGCCGCAGACATGGCAGCGTCAACGGAGAGACCCAATGCGCGGTTCGCCTCCTGTTGGAAGGTGCTGGTTGTAAAAGGCGGCTTGGGGTTCTCTTTGACAATCTTTTGCGTAATAGCGTCGATTGCATAGGGCTTCCCCGCGCAGTCAGCAATAGCCGCATCACATATAGAACGGTCGGTTATCTTCCCGACCTCTTTGCCGTCGCGCGAAAAGTACTTCGCCTTAAATGGCGTTTTGTTCTTCGCGAACAAAAGATTTAATTCGAAAAATTTTTCAGGCTTAAAATTGCGAATTTCTTCTTCGCGCTCGGCGATCAACTTCAGACCGGCGCTCTGGCAACGGCCAACCGACCGCGCCTGCAGCTCCGCTTGCGCCGCCGGGGAGAGAGAATAGCCCAACATCTTATCGACAATCTGGCGTGATTCTGCAGCCGCGCTCAGATCATCATCAATTTTGCCCAGGTGCTCCAGGGCGTGGGCAACGCCCGACACGGTAATTTCGTGTGTTGTCACGCGGAAATACTTCTTGTCGGGAATCTTCAGCTGCGCTTTTAGGTGGGTGCTGATACTGCTGCCCTCCCGGTCGGGGTCGGACATGAGGAAAACCCATTTTGCCTTTGTGGCAGCCGCTTTTAATTTGGTGACAACCTCTTCTTTTCCGGGAAGAAGCGTCACTTTGGTCCGAAAATTATCTTCAGGATAAATCCCAGTGTTGCGATAGGATTTGGGATCATCGGCGATTTGTGCAATATGCCCAACGCTGGCCATTACTTTTAGATTGGTAAAACCCAGCTTTTTGAAAATCGATGTTAAAGTGCCCGTCTTGTTGGGGCTCTCGACGATGACCAGGATTTCGTCGGTCTTATTGATGCCGACATCGGCAATTGTCTTGCCTTCAGAAGTTGTTACCTCTTGCTTCTTTCTTGTTGCCATAATATATATTACACAATCAGCGGCGCGGCACGGTGCTCTGTAACCGTAAAAGAGTCGTTGCGCCGAAATTCTTCAATCTCATATAACGGATGCGTCGTGTGCGTCTCCGTTACAACAACCTGATAATAGGCGTTAATTGGCTCATCCACAATGAATAACAAGTGGAATGCGCCGTGGATGTCTGTGCAGGATACCAGTCGGACCTCGAAATCCGGCAGCGACGCAGCGCTGGGCTGCGTCACCACCAGGTGCTGTCTGACGACGCGCATGGCCGACTGTACGACGGTACGAGCGTCTGCTGACATGTCATTCACCCTTAGACTTGGCCGGTTTCTTCTCCCGAAGAACCAAATTTAATATAATGCCGGTCAGCATCGCGAGAACGATGCCGCTAATAGCGAAGTCGGTCGTAATCGGGATCGCAAGTCCACTAATGCCCGCCACGAACATTCCAGCAAAGATAAAGAGATTGCGATTCGAAGTGAAGTCAACTTTGGCATCCATCAAAGTTCGAACGCCGGTATTGGCAATTGCACCATAAGCCAGAAGAGAGATGCCAGCAATCACACAGTTCGGAAGGGCCCCCAGGAAGACCGTGAATGGCACGAAGAATCCAAAGGCGATCAGGGCGATAGCCGTTCCAAGTGTCACCCAGACGCTCGCAACGCGGCTGACAGCCATCGTTCCGGTATACTCCGAATATGTAGTTGTACACTGTGCGCCCGTCAGAGTACCAGCAAGGGACGAAAGTCCGTCCCCCAGCAGGGTGCGGTGCAGACCAGGGTTGGTTGTATAATCCTGTTCTGCGACTTTACCTGCGGTTGTTACATCGGCAACGTGCTCGGTCATTGCAGAAAGGCTGACAAGACCGAACATTAAAATGATCTGGGGCAACGTGGACCAGTCAAAGTCCACAAAATTGATATGCATGAATGCGAAATCGGGAATCTCGAAAACCGCATGCGGTACCATTGCGCCAAAATTAACCAGCGGCGCCCAGCCAAAGGCCGTTATGGCGATCGCTAAAAGGTCGCCGACAATAATACCAACCAGGAACGGAAGCGTCTTCCAGATGCCCTTCGCATAATGGCCAACAATAGCCGCCACGAGCATCACGACGAATGCAACTGCCACGCCGGCATAGGAGAAGGCCCCGTCGACCTGTGCATATGCGGGGACAAAAAGAGCCAGGGCCGCACCGATAACAATGATCGTTGAGCCGGAAACAACGGGCGGCATCAATCTGTTTAGCCAACCCACGCCGAATTTTTTAACAAGTAGCGCCGCAATAGCATATAGGACTGCCATCACCGCGCCCCCAAGAATGACTCCGGTAAATCCGGCGTCAACAGTTTTAGAGAGGAGAAAGACGCCAACGATTGCACTCACCGTGGCACCAGAATTTGAGGTGACCATAGCGCAACGCAGTCGAGTGACTGCCAGGAAAACAAGCGTGCCAAGTCCAGCTGAAACGAGGCCGGCGGCAATGCTGGTGTCACAAAGACGGGAAATTAGCATTGTCGCGGGAAGAACGCAGAAGAAATACTGCGCGATATAGCCGATCCATTCGCGGATCTTGCGGGGTTTATCGGAGACCCCATAGATAAGATTATTCATCCTTATTATATTCCTCTTTTAGATGTTCCATGATTTCTGGGAAAGTTTCGAAATCGCCGTGTTCGGCCGTATAGAGAATCATACCGTATAGCAACTGATTGATGCTAAAAGATCGACGCCAATCCTTCTCGTTCAGATGATTGGTCCGAATGTCAAAGTAATGGAAGTAGTCTTTTTTCGCATTGATTCTGCGAAGCTCCTCGACGAGGCGGGTGTACTTTTCTGCGTCAGTTAACTGGTCATCATCCGCAACGGCCAGCAGCTTTTCCGTTAAATATTTCCACCCGTATAGGCAGCCCGTTTCACAAAGAGAGCCGATCGCGCTCTGCTCCGGACACATGACCACAAAGTCGCTATTCCACAGACGTTCAATGTCTGCAGAGGTAATTTTTTCCGCCAGATGATTGTTCTCTTCCTCGGTCATATTGGCCTTATCGTTTATAGACTTGTTCATGACAGGGGAATAGACATCTACGGGAATCTCCTGTTTAAGGAATTCATCATACTCGTATTGGCGCGCCAAATTAGAGCCGAAACTCATAATATCGCCACCCAGATATCCCAGCGGCCTTTTTTTCGTTCCTGGTGCTTCTGCCTTGTAATAAAGCCCACAATGGCAAGGGCCCGGGGCCTCCTGCTCCCGAAACGCTTTGCACATACACTTTGTCTCGGGCGTCTTCACAATCGCACAGCAACAATATCCGTCATTGTCGGCGATTGCCTGTGCAATCCTCTCGCGCTCTGCAGCGTTAGGATTCTTCTTTATAACCATATGGTTATCCTTTCCGGCGCTCCTCGCGTCTTTCGAATATTTTTCCCACGACCTTGTCGGCCACCCAGAGTACCAGGTGCACTATTGAGGGCATGAAAATGACATAAATCGGCCACTGGATGACCTGCATAATCGCCAGGCACAGCAGCGTTAAACTGCAAAGCTCCAGGATAGCCCCCAGATGCTTAATCCGGGGGGCCACCTTGAGCTGATGCAGATAGGGAGAAAAGATCTCCTTAAGCATCCTTCTTACCTCTTGTATAAGTCTGTAATCTGATTAATCAGGGCTTCGATTTCGGTGCACGCCGTAGCGATCACTTTATCAGCTTCCGCAATCTGCGTGCGCCTTTCCTCAACCTGCGCGAGAAGCGCCGCAGCAGCTTCTTGAACTTTCTTATCCTCATCGTCGTCGCCTCCATTGTCGTCGGGGGTGGGCTGGTTCACTATGATGTTTTCCACAGCGGTCCAGCCGGTGTAAGTTTTCAGGCTCATGTCCGTGCTAAAGTGGGCCACGCCGTTCTGGATCTCGCCCACGATCACGTCCGCATTGTAAACCCACGAGTTAAACGTGTACCCGAGGTCTTTACCCTGTGAGTTATACACATGGGCGCCCTGGACCACGCGGCCTATATCCCCGGGCTTCAACCCCGAGGGCTCAGGCTCCGTTTCGTAATACGGGTGGCAGAAGCCGTCCACGTAAGAATCCGTGAGCTTGTAACTTTTCTGCTTGACCGACTTGCCCGAGTTGCCCTCTATTGTGGTGATCTTGCCGTCTGCGACGGCGATCACGAGCCCCGTGTGGGCCGGGACCCACTGGGCCAGGGTCTTGTTGTACTCCTTGAAAATGACCTGGTCTCCCACCTGGGGGTTGGTCGTGTCAAAACGCCCACGGGAGACGAACTCCTTTTTAACCCACGTTACAGCCGCGCCACAGATGTTGGTGGGCTTAACGAGCATAGCTGCGTCTTTACTGCCACAGGCCTTGTAGAAAAGCCAGTCCATGAAGACGCAACACCAATCGTAGCCCTATTTCGACGATTGATAATATCCAGCTTCAGCTAAATCTCTCGCATACTTGGTGTACAGGCCAATTGTGTTAGCGGTCTTGTCATCGAGCTGCGCGTTGCTCTTCTTTCCGATGTAACCCAGCTCCTAAGTTGCAATTAAAATTATTTCATTCGCTTTCATCGAGTGAAACCCTCCTCTTGATTGTTATTACATCGCCATTCTCTCGAACACGAGGAAAATGACTCTCTTCCAGTTCTTTAATCCAACGGTCCGCGTCGGGCTGCGCGTCTGCGGACAGGTGATAATCAGTCGCATAAACCGTGGGCTCCTGCCGACGGCGCTGAAGTACCCATCCTTCGAGGCCATCGTAGTTACGGCGCTCGAGCCACCAAAACTGCCCGACGACCTCAAGCGTCGGATCAATGTGTACCTCACCGTAGTCGGCGTCATAATCAATATTGGCGGCCTCGCGGAAGAAGTCGCCAACACTAATACGGCCGGTTGCCGTACGAACCCATTTGACATTGCACGGTTTATATCCCGCACGTTTAATCGCCCGATACGTTTCTTCAGCTAAATTCTCGCGAATCATAGTACCTTATCTCCCCGTACTACCGAACCCGTTGGCGCCGCGTTCGGTTTTTTCCAGCTCATCTACCAGCGTCATGGTCACGTCGGGGATGGGCAAAATAACCAGCTGAATGATCTTATCGCCGGCTTCAAAAAGCCGAAAGTCGGTGGGGCTTTCATTATACAGCTTAACCACGATGCTTCCCGAGTATCCGGCATCAACGACACCTGTACCAAGAATGCTCGACTTAATGTTCAGGCCGCTTTTGGCCTTTAAAAAACCGACATAACCCTCGGGAATCATCACGTGGACTCCAGTGTCGATCACGGCTGATTTCCCCGGGGCCACCATAACTTCCTCGGGGGTGCGCAGATCCCAGCCAGCATCTGCCTTGTGGGCGCGTTCGGGCATATACGCCCCCGGATCAAGACTTACCTTGCAATCAATTTTCATCTTCGGTCTCCTCCTTGGCATATTTACAAAACTGTATACAATTGACAAGCGCCTTAATGAACTTGTCAATATCTCGCGTTGTGGTCGTCCGTAAAAAAGACAAACGCACAGTGTTTCGAATTTCCGGTTCGGTTACTCCCATGGCTACGAGCACGTGCGACCCGTTAAACTCGCCCTCGAGCTCATTGTGGGTCGCATCGCAGGCCGAGCCCGCGCTTACGGCAACCCCTTCGCAATCCAACAAGCTTGCCAGATGGTCGGTCTGAATCACCGCGCTGCAATTTAGGTTCGCGATCGTATAATGCGTTGGCCATACCGTAAACGAGACCCCGGGAACCTTCGCTGCCAGCTGCTGGTCTAAATACATTGTCAAGTTATGGTAATGCCGCTGCCAGTCTTGCTGAGCCAGCTCTTCCAGCGCAGCCGCCATTCCGATAATGCCAGCCAGGTTATGAGTGCCACCGCGACGGCCGTCCTCCTGGGCTCCGCCGGCAATCAGCGGCATCAGCGGAACGCGCGTAATCAGGCACCCGACGCCTGTCGGCCCATACAACTTGTGAGCCGAGAAGGACATGAATGTTGCGTCCGGCCATTTAGCGCCAATGGCCAATGACGCCCCGCCATATCCCAGCGCCTGAGTGCAGTCGACCAGGGTCTTAATATTGTGCTGGGCGGCATAGGATGTAATATCAGAAACGGCGTTCTCGATGCCCAGCTCATTGTTTACAGCCATGACACAGATCAAAAAAGTATCGTTACGCTCCGCCTTTAGGACGTCTTCCAGCGTCATAGCGCTTTCGGCGCGACTAAAAGGCTTAACCCAGGTTACGGTTATTCCGAATAACTGTGCGGCCTGTTCGCAGGCCCGAATTACCGAATCGTGCTCTAGCGCAGAGCAAATAATATGACCGCCACCCTCGGGGTGCTCAGCACGCCATTGTGCGGCAGTCGCCTTAACGGCCCAGTTGTTACTCTCGGAAGCTCCCGAAGTAAAACAAAGCTGGCTGATCGGCACATCTAAAATTTTAGCTATTGCCTCACGGGCACTGTATAAAACGTCCGCCGCTCTGGCGCCTGCCTCGTGCGTCGACATTGAGTTGCCAACCCATTTCGACGAAAGATATGGCGCCATAGCCTTGGCAGCCTCACGGCTTAAAGGGGTATTTGACGCCCCGTCTAAATAAACTATACTCATGCAAAATGACTCCTTGACGACGGAACACGCATGCCAAGAAGCTCGCGCGTCCGACGGTAACTTAAATCAGCACAACGATTGGCGATAAAACGCTCTACATTCTGCGGGGTGTTCTTCTTGTCGAGACGCAGCGTGATCACGTTGGCGTCGGGTTTTGCCTGGTGATCTGCGACGCGAAACATCAAAGATGTGTCGCCTGAGAAGAGCTTAAAGTAGCGCGAAGAAGTTGAGCTTGACTGACGCTCTTCAATTTCATAGCCACGACGGATGGCTCCGTCACGCAGAATTTTGCTGACCTGTTCGATGTTCATCATTGTGGTTCCTCCTCGAATTTGATTTGTGTATTTGATTATCTCTTTCACTTATATTATATCAGATTTTTGCGGTTTTGTCAACAAAAATCATGAAAAAAGTGAATATTTTTAGAGTGGGGCGAGTATTCGTCGCCCCACTTTGGTTTTATGCCAGACCCACACTGGCACGATACAGGCCGTATAGGTCATCTAGAAGCCACGTATTTTTCACATGGCGATCGCTATTCCGAGTGGCAGTGTTAATTGCCGACGGCTGGCCCACAAGCACGCAATATTTTTGCGCTCTCGTAATGGCAGTATATAACCACTCACGGATTAACAGCGGATGCGATCCGTTGTCCAATCCGACGATAACGTATGGCGCCTGGCTGCCCTGGCACTTATGGCAAGTAATTGCATATGCCAAGGAGATCTGATTCCACTCACCGCGCCCATAAATAACCGTTTCGCCGTCATACATTTTGAGCAGAAGGCGATCTGAGTATACGCGCTCGATGTGCCCGAGGTTTCCGTTAAAGACGGCCGTCTCGCCCCCGCCGGGGGTTTGCGCATGATAATTATTTTTAGTAATTAAAATACGATCGCCCTCACGGAAGGTGACTTCAAATGTCGTTCCGTCGTTAACGGTGGTTGTTATTTGAGGCTTGTTAGGGGCCGGCGGATTAACGATCTCTTGTATCTCCTCGTTAAACATTCGGCAACTATTTACGCCCTTGGCGCGGGTCGGCACAATAATTTGGATATCATCCGCGCTTAAGTGCTTCTCTTTTAGGAGCCGCTTATACTCCTCCAGGGCTTTCATGTGTACCACAGGGGCGTCCGCCGCGCACACGATGCGGAAGTCTTGCAATTCTCCACGAACCTCGGCGCCCGAAAAATCATTCCGCACCAGCGCGACGCCGGCACACACCTTGGCGGCTTCACTGATGATTCCGCTTCGCAGGGCTTGACGGTGGATTGTTGTCAGCGTTGTCGTGGGAATGTACCCGGACTTAATGCAATCGCCCAAGATGTTACCGACGGCCAACGGGGGTAGCTGCTGGACGTCGCCGAGCAAAACAAGCCTCGTGCCGCTGCGCATTGCGCTAATCAGCGAGAGGAACAGCTCCTCCCCGACCATGGACGTCTCGTCAACTATGACAACATCCATAGGAAGCGGATTTTGCGCATTATGGCTGAAACACTCCAAGTCAGCCTGATACCCCAGTAGACGATGGATAGTTTTGCCCTCGAGACCTGTATATTCGGTCAAAAGACTGGCGGCGCGTCCCGAGAGGGCGCACTGCGCGACGCTCTTATTATATTGCGAGAATATGTGAATCAGCGGGGTCAAAGTGGATGATTTACCGCAACCGGAACTGCCGGTTAAAACGCTGACATTGGAGGACAAAATCATTTTGATTGCCTTGCGCTGTTCATAGGTATATTTATATCCCTGGCGCTCCTCACATCTTTGGACAATCTTTTCACAGAGCTCTGGATCAAACGGAGCGTCCATCGGCGCATTCTTCAATCTTTGCAGTTCATCGCGTATGCGACACTCCAAACGACGGAGTGTCACAAGACCAATGCACCGTACAGTTGAGGTATACACGAAGATGGGGGCGTCCAGTCCTTGCTGAAGCGTGCCTTCGGAATAGCGCTCATTGAATTCCCGGTCACTAATGGTGACTTCGCGCACCCACGCTGCGATATCAGCTCGCGGTGTCGGGTCGCATTCCCGCACAATGGCGGTCAAAAGGTCGTCAATGTTCATTCGCGAGCTGCCCTCGTTCCGAGCAGAAGAGTCTAGCAAATAAAGGGCAAAGGCAAGGCAGCGTTCGCGGCATCCACGCGTATATCCCTGCGCCAGCGCGATTGCATCGGCCTTGGCCCAACCATAGCCGGGAACCAAACGGATCAGCGCATACGGATTGCGTGTCACAATATCAACCGCCATATCGGGTGAACCAAGGGTATGGACAATTTTGTCAATAGCGCCGGTGGTTAAGCCATACTGGAGAAGCATGCCATACGCATAGTCGTTGTCGGCGTTGGCGGCGTATTTCTCACAAAGATTGCGGGCGATACTTTCACCGATACCGCGGACCTTACATAAGGCGGCGATGT